TTGTCCAAGCAGGTTTTTTACTTTTATCTAAACTACCTACATTTAGAGGATAACCTGGTTCACATTTTTCTACCTTACCACCTTTTTCTAAAAACTCTTTCATAAGTTTATCTCTTTCTTCTTTTGAAGATTTAGGTTTCTGATTTAAGTCGTATTCGTATGCCATTAATATTTTCTAACAATATGTTTTCTTAATTCTTTTATAAAAAACTCTATTTTATCTATTGCGCCAATCAAAGCTGGATCTGTAATATACTTACCTTGATCTCTTAATTTATTGTACTCATCAACTGATATTCTAACGTAAGGACTTGTATCTCTATTTACCTCATTTTCGTAAGACATATCTTGTCCGTGTTCTTTATGATTTTCGTACATTCTCTTATCTTCTTTTTCTACATTTACATTATAGTGAGCACCATTTTCATCAATATAATCATCTGGTAAATCTTCACCACCCATATATAAATTAGTCATTATTTAACTCCTTTGTTTACAAATTGACCTTGTGATTTTCTTTCTATGTCATTGTGGTCAAATTCTGCCCAATATAACTCAAACGCTACACCGTCTTGTAAACCTATAAATTGATGATATAAACCAGGTTTAACTTGCATAAAGTCACCTGCATTTAAAATTGTTTCATCAACTAGACCTTCTTGTTTGCCTTCTTGCCATACTTTGACCATCATCTTACCTGACTCTACAAAGAAACCGTTCCATTTAAATTTATGTTTGTGTACTGAACACGCAACATTTTTTTTATATTCTATTCTATGAAATTCTAATACGCCATTAGCGTGGATCAATTCTGTTTGACCCCATATTTTACCTGCCTTCATTTGTAATCTCCTTCATTCACTTGTTTATCTCTCTCATCTATACCAGCATCTTTTTTTCTTTTACCTTTTAAGTGCGCCAAGTATTGACCTATTTTTGATTCAGGCCAGACGTGACCATCTTTTCTAATACCTGTTAAATCGTGCTGAGGTTGACCTGACAAATACTTTTCTCTTACTTTATTCCAAACATATGAGTCGTGCCATTGTTTTTCATTAAATAGTAAGTCTTGTTCGTAATAATTTCTTAATTCTTCAACAAATTTTTTTGTATGTTTATTAGTTAGATTGTATCCTACAAACCCACACTCTGGATAAAAAGGTGGGGCAGGTCTATTTAAATAACAAATAGTATGATCTTTAGGTAATATATCTCTTAATAAAATTTCTTCAGTAATAGGTTTCTTAAACACACAATCTGCGTCTACCCAAAATACATAATCATAATCACTATTAAGCATTAAATGTGTCTTTGCATAAATTTTATAACTAAATCTTATTGCGTCTTTTATAAAATCTAAACCATATACTATTTCGCTATTATCAGTTCCTTTAATTGTACTAAACTGATTTCTACTTTCATTTCTTTTACCAAATTCTTTTAGTGTAGGATTAGTATCGTGTATGTTTCTATGAAAGATAGGTCTCTCAAAATCTATTTCTGGTATCCAACCTTCGTGGTATATGTAACAATCAAACGGCCAATTATATGTAGAGTAAAATCTATGAGCATAATAATCGTATAGTTTTCTGTTTAGACTAGTTACTATTGCTATTTTCATATCCTACCTTTTGTATAAAATAACTATCTGCAATATCTGATATAGGATTACCTACTTTATCAGTATCAAATAGTTTCTTCAAATCAATTTTAGTTTCTTTATTAAATGCCTCATACATCATATCTTTATCTGCGTTACCTTTACCTGTTGCACCTTTTTTAACTACACTAGGTACAATTGTATCGTAAGATATATTTTGTTCCTGTAATCTATATTTAAGTATGCCACAATTTTCTGCTATTTGAAATAGTGCTTGACCTTTAGAACCATAAGAGTATCCTTCAATGAATACTTTTATATCATTACCTATTATGTGAAATTTATTGATTGCCCACTTTGATATATTTGAAAATCTTTCTATGGGTGTGTTATAATCTTGGTGTTCTTCGCCAATTATATTATTAGCGATTTTACCTAGATGTTTCTTTTTCTTTGTTAAATAATAAAACATAATATCATTACCATCATTTACACAAACGCAAGGGCTTGTTAAACTATAATCAATTCCAACTATCGTGCTCCGCTTCTTCAGGTATTTCTCCACCATCTAATTCATCCTCTACTTCATATCCACAGAAAGGACAAGTAAAAGGTTCCATATCGGTCTTTTCTTCATCCCAACTTACGCTATATTTAGTATTGCAATTAGAACAATGTTTTTCTGATTTTTCCATTATAGTTTAAACTTCTTAAATTGATCTTTCTCTACGTCTTGTTTTATACCACCTATCACATAACTTTCTATTTCAGTTTCTTGTGGTGCATTTTGAGTTCCTTTACTATTCAACCAATGATCTATCCAAGGTAAAGGATTTGTTTTCTGGTCATAGACAGGAGATAGTTGTATACCTCTCATACGTCTATTTGCCATATACTCTACAAATTGATGTAATAATTTTTCTGATAAACCTATCATAGAACCTTGTTGAAACAAATAAGTTGCCCAACGCTTTTCTTCTTGTACTGCCTCATCATACATTTTATAAACATCTTTTTCAGTTTCTTTTATAATCTTTAAGAAGTCTTTATCTTTCTCGTAATCTTTCCAGTTATTAATTATTCTTTGCGACATTGCAAGATGTTGACTTTCATCTCTAGCAATAAATGATATAATTTTAGCAGAACCTTCTAGTTTCTTTAGTTCGCCAAATGCAAATGAACAAGCAAATGATACATAGAATCTTAAACCTTCTAGTATATTTACCGTTACCATTGCAAGATATAATTTTTTCTTTAGTTCGTATAGATCAATCTTTTGATCTGTTGCCCATTTATAACCTAAATTTATTAAATCATCATAAGTTTTAGTAACTGATTTACTTCTTTTTTCTATTTTCTCATCTTCAATAATAGTATCAAATACATCACTAGGTTGTGAATATAAATTTTTAATTATGTAAGTATAACTTCTACTATGAATAGTTTCCATAAAGTCCCAAGTTACAATTGCACCCTCTAATTCTGGCAAAGAACAGAAAGGTAAAAATGCTAAACAAGGTCCTCTACCTTGAACACTATCTAACATAGTTTGATATTTTAGATTAGATGTAAAGATAAACTTTTGTTCAGGTCTTAATTCTTGGTAATCGTTTCTGTCTTTTTGTAAAGATACTTCTTCAGGTCTCCAAAAATAACCTAGTTGTTGCTGAGTTAACTTATCAAAAATAGGATACTTCATTGTATCATATCTTTGTACTGCTAAATCAGCACCAAAAAACATAGATTGTTTTGTAGCGTCTAAACCTTTATCTTTATTAAAAACAGATTTCATTAATCTTTTCCTTCTATACTTGTTCCTTTAAATGGGTCGTTCTTTGTGTTTCTATTGTTCTCGTTATACTCATCAACTCCGTACATAAATTCTTCTTCATCGCCAAATGTTTCTTTTACTTTATCTTCAACCGTATATTCTCTGGAAGAAACTTTGAAGTCTGGAAACTTTAGTTTCTTCGGCGTATATGATTTATCTAAAATCAACATACGATTATTAGGTTGAGCGGCAAAATAACCGTTATTTAATTTTATAATATTAAATGATTTGTGTTGTGTAGGCACTTCGCTAAAAGTAGTATTTAGTCTATTTGGATCGGCATTGGCACTATCTATTGTAAACATATAAACGCCATCATACCATTGTTTAGTAGGACTATAATATCTTGCTCTTTGCCCTTTTAATAAAGTCTTTTCAATTACAGATATATCGTAACTAAAACAATCCCATAGTTCTAATTCTTCTAAAGATGGTTCGCCTTCGTAATCTTTTTTCCATACAAATGCTGATATAGGTAGTTTATCATATACAGCACCATACTCTGGTAAATAAGTTTCAAAGTATAATGCTCTGCCTTGTATAGATTTTACGGTAACCCATACACCTTCAACTAATTCACCGTGACCTTTTTCTAAATCGTAAAGATACTCTTTCTTAACATAAACCTCAATATGAGGTAAGTTCGCACATAAAAACATAATTATATTGTACAAGACTCACAAGCCTCGTCCTCCTCATTTTTTTGTTCTTCTTTAGTTTCATCAATCCAACCTATATCGTGTGCTGGGTCGTCAACATCTTTCTTAGCGTCATAAGTATTTTGATAATAAGAAGTCTTCCAACCTAATTTATATGTTGTCAACAAGTCTTGTGCCATAACAGATACAGGCACTTGATTGTCTTCGTAATTTTCTGGATTGTATGACCAGTTACCAGATATTGCCTGGTCAAAATATTTCTGCATAACAGAAACAATATTAATATATCCTTCATTTGATTTCATATCCCATAATAAACTATAATTATTTTTAAATCGTTTATAATCAGGTACAATTTGTTTTAAAGGACCTTTTTTACTTTTCTTCACACTCAAATAATCTCTAGGTGGTTCAATGCCGTTTGTAGCATTTGATACCACACTAGAGGATTCTGATGGCATTTGGGCTGAGAGTGTGCTATGTCTTAAGCCGTGTTCTTTAATTTCTTTCCTTAACCACTCCCAATCAAAAGTTAGATTTCTGGTTACAACCTCGTCTACCTCTTTCTTGTAAGTGTCTATGGGAAGAACACCATCGGAATATTTTGTTTTATCAAAGTAATCGCATTTGCCTTTTTCTTTTGCAACGTCATTACTTGCTTTTAATAGATAGAATTGAAATGCCTCGGTAAGTTTATCTACTTGTCTCCAGGCAAGTTTCTGATCGTATCTATAACCTTTTTTAGCAAGATAATGTGCAAGTCCGATATAACCTATACCTAAACTTCTTCTTTTTTTAGTAGATATTTCGGCAGCATTAATAGGATACTTTTGAATATCTATTACTTCGTCTAATGATCTGACTGCTAAATCACATAAAGATTCTAATTCATCTCTTTTGTTTACTAATCCCACATTGATAGCAGATAAAATACATAAAGCAATTTCACCTTCTTTATCAATGTGTTGTATAGGATCAGTTGGGAGGGTAATTTCTTGGCATAAATTTGACATTGTTATTCTATCTTTAAAAGATGAGTGAGTATTGCAATGATCTATATTCATAATATAGATACGACCTGTTTCTGCTCTTTCTTTTAATATGTCAAATATTAATTCTTGCGCTTTGACTTTTGTTTTTTTAACACTTGTTTTTCTTTCTGCTCTTTCATAGAGTTCGTCAAACTCTGGCGTTCCCCACGCTTCATACAGCTCAGGTACCTCGTGCGGAGAAAATAATGATATTTCTTCATCATTGATAAACCTCTCGTAAAATAATTTTGATAATTGAATAGAATAATCTAGTTTTCTAACTCTATTGTCTTCACTACCTTTATTATTTTTTAAGACAATGATGTCTTCTATTTCTTGGTGCCAAATTGGAAAGTGAACCGTAGCTGATCCGCCTCGGACTCCGTTTTGAGTACAGCATTTAACAGTCGCCTCAAATTTTTTAAGAAAAGGTATAACACCCGTATGTTGTACCTCACCGCCTCTAATACGTGAGTTGATACCTCGGATTCTTCCTGCGTTAATTCCGATCCCAGCCCTTTGGGCAACATAACGTCCAATAGCCATATCAGAGCTAAAGATACTAGGTAGAGTGTCGTCAACATCAACAAGGACACAACTAGCATACTGCCTAATAGGGGTACGGACACCAGCCATAACAGGCGTCGGAATATTGATTTTATAGGTTGAAATAGCGTCATAATATTTTTTAACATAACTCATCCTCTTTTCTTTTGGGTATTTTGCAAATAGTGTAGCCGATATTAACATATACATAAATTGTGGTGTTTCAAAAACTTTGCCACTTGATCTATCTTGTACAAGATATTTGTCTATAACTTGTCTTAAACCAGCATATGTAAATGTGTAATCTCTTTCGTGGTTGACCCAATTTTCCATTCGGTCAAAATCTTTTTTCTCATACATTTCTAATATAGAAGAATCATAAACACCTATGTCTATACATTTTTTAGTATGATCGTAAATGTGTGGGTGATCCCAAAGTTTATCTATAACTTGTTTTCTTAAACTATAAAGTAATAATCTAGCAGCAACATATTGATAGTTAGGATTTTCTAAAGAGATTAGATCAGCGGCAGACTTAATTAAAATTTGTTGTATTTCATCTGTGGACATACCATCATAAAATTGTAGACCACTTTGTATTTCAACTTGTGAGGCAGATACACCTGTTATGTCTTCAACGGCATACTCTACCATATCGTGTATCTTTTCAATGTTTAAAGGTTCTTTTCCTCGTTCACCACGTTTTACTACATTAATATTTTCTTGTACCATTTAAACCTTTTTCCAATGTGTTAATTTAGTTAGTGCTGATAATTGTCTGTAAGTATTTTTACTTATAATATCTTCAACTTCAGGAACAGACATCCCATTCATAATCATATCGTTTACATCTTTGAGTTGTATCTCATTAGGCCATATAACAATATTATAATTCTTTTCAATCACATCATACATACGTTTTATAATTTCTTTATTTCTCGGTTCGTTATCAAATATGTATGTAACTTTTTCATTAGGTATTTTATTTTTTAAAAATAAATCTGCGCCAGCAGCAGCGACACAATTGCTAATAAAAAGACTATCAATCGGGCCTTCAACGATCTTAACCTCTGTGGCAAAGTTGACTCGTTCAAGCCCATAAATTTTTTGTTTCTTCTCATCTAGTTTTACCGTTAAATACTTTGGTTGTTCTTTACCGAAAGCACGACCTTGAAAAGCAAATAACTTGCCAGTTGTATCAAAAAACGGTATAATAAGTCTAGGGTGATCTTTAATAACTTTGTAAGTATTAGGTTTTACTTTGTTAACTAAAGTCATAAACTTATTACATAGATATAAAATATCAAAATACTTTTCAGGTATCTTTCTTTTTATACAATATAATCTAGCGGGATGATCTTCAGGCAAATCAGATATAGATTTTAGATCATCTAATATAGTTTGATCTTTAAACTTGACAGGTTGAAAGTCAAACTTTGGTGTCGGTGTCGCAGGTGCCGATCCTTTGTATCTTTCTAAAATGTATTGTGAATACATTGTAGGGTCAACAAACTTCAAAAAGTTAGCAAAATTTTGTCCTTGTCCACAATTATGGCACTTAAAGAACATATCATTTTTTACTCTATATAGATATGCTCTAGCTTTTGTTTTTGATTTTTTCGAATCACCACAATGAGGACATCTAAAGTTGAATAGGTAATCAGTTTTCTTTTTAAACTGCTGTAATCTACCTGAAACATCATTAATAAATTTTAGATCAATATAACTAGACATAGCAATTATTAATATATACTAATTGCCCGAAAAAGTCAAGCGCTAAAAGCCGTTCATATATTTGATAAACGGCATAAAGTTTTTAGATACAACCCAACCTAGTGCTATGAATCCACCTAGTATAATCCATCTATATTTTTCAAGGACTCCTACACGATCACCTATGTCATTACGTAAGGATTTAATTTCTATTAGAAGTCTTTTCTCTACTTGATCCATTTCTCTTTGTAGGTCTTTAAAAACTTTGTCAATATCTTGTTGTCTTTCTCTTAATTTATTAAAGATAACCTCATCAACTTGTTCTTGTCTTTGGATTTTTTCTTCGTGTACAGCAAGCATAGATTTAATAGATGTAGAAACATCTGTTAGTTTATCTATTGCTGTATCTATACGACCGTGAATACTATTAACATTCTCTACCTCTTGTTTAAGAGTTGCTAATTGTACTCTAATATCAGTTGTACTATTATCAGGCATTAAAATTCTCTATCTATCCAGTTATATATTGATATATTATACCAAATTAGAAGTCCTGTTATTAATATTAGATTTATTGTTCCGTAGTCCATTTTCTCTCTCTATTGTGTATATTGAAACTTTGTTTGATTTACCTTTTACTTGTACCTCGTCTAAAAGTTTAAAGTTATATAATTTAGATATATCACGGTAGGTATCTTCTCCCACTACCAATGTGGCGTCATAGTTTTTAGAAACTCCCTCTAATCTACTTGCCAAGTTTACAGGATCACCTATAACTGAATAGTCAAATCTTTGTTTACTACCCATATTACCGACAATACATTTTCCTGTATTAATTCCGATACCTATATTTATTTTATTTTGATCTCCAAAACCATCCATATTATTTAAATAATCTAACTTATCCATCATTTCAAGTGCTGAAGTTATTGCTAACTCTTTATGTTTTGGTGTGTCAATAGGCGCATTCCAAAATGCCATTATACAATCACCCATATATTTATCTATCGTACCACCATTTTTCATAATTATTTCTGTCATAGGTGTTAAAAATTTATTAATTACTTTTGTTAAATCTGCAGGATTCTTTTGATACTTTTCTGACAATGGTGTGAATCCTCTTATATCACAAAATAAAAATGTTAGTTCTTTTGTTTCACCACCTAGTTTTAATAAGTCAGGATTCTGTTGTAGTTTCTTAACCATTTTAGGTTCTAGGTAATGTTCAAATTGTTTTTTAATTTGTAACTTTAATCTATTCTCTCTTGCAAAGTTATTATATATTAAATGTGTCCATACAATAGTCATTGCAATTGCAATATAAGACCAGTCTGTAATTATCATTTTACTATGCCATAGATAAACAGAACCT